GGGTGAGATTGGGAATAACAGACCCGAGAAAACATCGTTTCTTTTTGGAAGACTTCCACCCGTTCCCGGGCGCGCACAGGGCATGTCTGGTAGAACAACAAGAGGAGAACACGAACGAACGAAACGTACAACAAATCGTTCCGAAACGGGTACCAGAACTGACACTTTGAGTACAGCAGCACCTAAGAGAACCGTTTCTTCATTGACTCGTGCTGCGGAACCAACACGAAACAAGAAGGATGGTAACATCGAAGCTTATTCGTATTCCAACGCACCCGCACCAGGTATCCACAAATTCTCTCACGGATACTTGAATTCTCCATCTACTAAAATAGGGGAAAAACGAACGTATGGTGATAAATACACAGTTGAAGAATTAAATAAATTTGGTCTCAGGCCAACTGATAGAAGAGGTAAGGCGAGTCGCCCAGCGGGACCAGGTCGTATGAATGTACGCGCTGATCCACTTAATCAAGGTGGGATGGTAACAAGTGTTCGTTCGGATACTACACGTGTAGACGGACGTGTTAATTCAGCAGACGGTGGTTGGACTCAACAATACAGAAATAACGATTATCACCAATTCAATGCGTACAAGGGTATGGAAAATCCAAACGCATCTTCATCTGGTTTAGGATTAGTAAAACGTCAACTTGCTGGTAACCCATTGTCACATAACCTTTCGTAAATTAAAAAAATAACGCAAAACACTCATTAAAATAATGCTCCTATATTTTAATGAAGGTACATACCTTAGACATAGATAGTGGTGAAAGGGATCCCGTTTTTTACCCAAATCCAGCAGACTATGTTGTTTCTTTAAAAACTCCCATTTATAACGTCACGAAGATATCCATGATATCAGCGCGTATACATAATAGTCAGTATTTGATACACGAAAGTAATAATACTTTTACTTTAAATTCAGGTGGTAGTGATTATGAAATAAGTATACCTAATGGTAACTATAACGGTACAGATCTAGCTTCTAATGTTGTAGCAAATTCGAGTAGTAAGATACAAACATCATCGTTTGATAAAGATACAAATGCGATAACTTTTACGGCAAATAACCCGTTTAGTTTTAAGTTTTATACAGGTACAAATGGGTATAGTAAAACTGAAGTGACTGGTAAGACTACGCCTCATGATATACTTGGTTTACCATCTAACGATGTAGCATCTACTCAATCACCACCTTATACACTCGAAACTGGAAGTATTAATTTACAAGGTGCCGATGGTATTATTGTTAAATTAAGTAGTGGTTCTGATGAATTTAACAAGACTATATTTTCCGAAACACCTTTTTATACGGGTAGAATACTCATGTGTGGAGATGTAATTAATTATTCGGGTGTAGACGACGCTGTTGAACATAATTTCGATAGTGGTTCTCAAAAGACAATATCGAGTTTACGTGTACAATTTTACTATAGTAGTAACAATAGACTCATACCATATGATTTTAGAAACGCAAATCATATATTAAAACTTGCGGTAACGTGTTCTACTGATAAATTTGTTAATATACCGAGATATAGACGAGACGAGACATTACCAACACCTATGGAAATCCCCAAAGAGTTTGAGGATGTACATAGTTGGGATTCTTTTATACCAATATTTATGGTAATTGCAACTGGGTTATTTTTACTTGTAATTATAAAAAAACCAAGTATCAAACTTAGCGAGTAACCGCGAAGACTGGTTGTCCTGGTTTTCTGACCTTCTTGGACAATCTAGAGACAACGATGAAGACAACGATGGACAAGAGTGTTGTGAGCAAGGCAGTGAGAGTGTAGTTCATACCACCGTTCTTGTTAACTTTGACGAGTTGGTTAACCAACCATCTCACCAAGTCCATCCAAGAGAGGGCGGCGGCGAAGGAGAACCCAGCAACAATCGCGTTGAGGGATTGAGCTTCGAGTTCGGAGGCGACGAGCGTAATGGTTTCTTTAGCAGCAGACATTTTTTATTATAATTAGATATTTTATTCTGGGAGGAAGTCTTCATCCAAAAAAATTTTTTTATATTTTTTTGTGTTTTTCATATACCCTTTAAACGTTATATTTTTTTCATCTTTCGATGAATTATACCCTGAAGAAGATTCCGATTCTGTTTCCGTTTCACTATCTGAATCTATTTCACTATCATCTGAACAACTCCTATCATCTGATATTTTAAAACATATATCGTCGTTATTTACCCATCCTTCAGGTTCACGAGTTTCCATTACTATCTATAGCATTTTTTAACATCTGTTCTGTCGGGTTTTTCGGCACCCATGTATCCCAATTATCATACGCCATGTTCATTTTAACAAACTTATATTCTCGTCCTGAGTATCTTTCAAATTCAATATCGTCTTCGTCTACTACGTCTAATTCTTCTTCTTCACTATCCGAATCATCATAAATTTCTGGGAAATGTGATCCAGTCTTTTTACCAACCTCGTTCATTGCGCAATATTTCATTGCGTATTCCATATCTTTAGCGAGTATAGTATCACGATCACACGCTTTTGCGTATTCGGCCGCAAAAACTATAGCCTGTTCCATGACGGGTTGTACAACGTTTATAGCTGTTTGTTGAAACTCTTCAACGAGATGTAATGTAGCATCTTTTTCTTGTTGATTCATATTTAAAATAATGTTTTAGCAATACCGTTCTCCACTCGGAGTATGTTATAACTATGCGCTAAAACTCTAAGTTCTCTTTTACATTCATCTTCTGCGTTTAATGTTAGTTTTAAAACTTGGTCTTTAATTAAACTAAAATTGACTTGACCAGTGGGATACCATCGTTCCGGCTCTAACGCAAAACTATACGAATAGTATCTCCTGAATAACTGTGTTCGGGAATGGTGTATACCACTTTGAACGGCACGTAAGTTTATACATTCACCCGAAGCACCTTCTATAGGGTATGAATCGTCGAGTTTAAGTTCCAGTTTTTGTAACTGTTCGTAGTTAATGTACCGACTATCTTGATTCCTGTACGAATTATCGTAATCGAACGTCGCGTTATAAAACCCGTCCACTGTCTTCCTTGTTCCTTGAATGATGAAAAAAAGTTCTTTAACGGGATTAACGAAATTAAGCCTGTGCTTAATCGAAGCTGACCAAGGAGGAGTTGAATCCTGTTCTATTTGTTTACGACTTTCTTGAACTTGTGTTATTATATAATCAATTGGTGTTTCGTTTAAGTGTTTCTTTTCTTTATCTGTTAACGATACCATTTCCGTCGTAACTTTCAAACTTTTTATAAGATTTGTAGGTTTGAGTCCCGTGTATAAAATATACCCGGCGTATGGGCTATCACTTCTAATTGAATGAATACACTGATCGATATCACGAAGTTTTACAATAATTTCAACTTCTTGTTTATTTATAGCACAAATAGGAATAGCAAGTTCTGGGTTATTATAAAAATAAAAGGGTATGTCTACAAACATATTTTGTTCGGCATACCCCGGGTAACTTCCTATTGTGGCACTCATAGCGGGTGTACCGGAAAGTTCATCCGGTGGTTTTCTTACGAGTTGACTTAAACATTTTTGTTTTGTTTGTGTGACGTAATTATCGAAATATATGGCTAAGAAATCACTCGTAAGTCTTTGAATAACTTTACCACCAATTAAAAGTTCAATATATTCAATCATCGAATGTCCTATAGATTCGTTCCATCCGATGGATGTCGTGTTCGAGTGTAAAGAGCTTTTTATGGATTGGTCTAGTCCGTTTAAATCTATTTTTAAACTGATAGTTTTAAGAAGATCGCCTTGATTTTGAGGTATGGTACACTTCACTGTATTTCCAAATTCTACTTCACCTTCAACATCCAAATCTCTTGTAAACGAGGCGTAATTGGCATGTTTTTTAAAATTTTTTACAAAGTATGTATATTCGGGGTCATCTGTAAAAAAAGCGTCCTGTGGACCGGATGTTTCTAATTGAACACGACCAGCCATTACTAGTATAACTCACTAAAATTTTAAACCACCGAGTCCGCTTTCTATATGTAACACGTTATAGTTAATTGCGTATATAAAAACCTTGGTTTTTTTAGCGTTGTTTTGACGGTGCAAATCTATTTCACACCATTGATGTGCTATACGACTAAAGTTAACT